GGCAAAGCATCATTCACTGCCTCTAACGGCAAAACTCTCAGAATTACACAAATAGAAAAGACTGCCGAGTTTGGTGGTGGTAAAGGTTCTGGTGGGGGTTCTTCTGGAACTCGTGCCGCTGAATCTGCACAATGTGTATATTGTCAGGCAATCTGGAATAACCCCAAAACAGACTTCAATATGTTAGAACTTCAGGCTGCATACGCACAAGTAAAGGTGGATGCAAGTTGGGAAGAGATTCAAAACCTATCAGATGATTGGGTTGTATCTTCTATTTCTGTTGCAAAAGGATTGTATAAAGCGCTTGGTAGAAACACATATAGTTTTCACAGAGGTTCAGAGTTTGTAGATATGATTGAAGGTTTGTTCAAGAATTCTGGACAGACTTACTTTACAAATGTAAACAAATGGACACCAGCAGATATTTGGATGGTACAGGATACCAAACTTAGTAACTATGATTTTGGTGGAAATAGTGGAAGCCCTGCACTTCCTTACATCAATCAAGAATTGTTGAAGGCATATGCCGCAAGAGATATCATGGGCGTATCTTTGAAGAAAACAACTAGAGTAAAATTCAAACAGATTAATTATAAGAAACCATTTAAGGCTCCAAGATACACTAATAAGTCTTTGGGTAAGAGAAACTTCTTTGCATCAAAGGACGGTTATCTTTTCGGTGCGAGTGGTTTGGAGATGCAGTTTAGAACCTTCCCAGCATTTCAGGCAGAGATTATTGGTGGTAAAGCGAAACACGGTAAACTTAGTGGAGACAGTGGAATTTCTAGTCCTATCGGTAAAGTTTTACAGGGCGCTGGTGTAAGAGAGTTTCCGGCCAGAAGCGATATTACTAACATGATTAGTAGAGAAAACGATAAGTTCTTTGAAATGTTTTATGCAGAGTATTTGAATGCTGGTGAAGATAGTAAAGTAACACTTGACGATTTCAAAAAACAACTATCAAAGAAAGATAGTGGTTGGTTAGAGTCAAAATATCTTGTCACATTTTTATTTAATAGAATAAAAGGTGCAGAACAGAAGTTCTTAGAACTTGCATATAGATATGCAAAATCCGAATCAGAAGATTCGTGTGTACACTTAAAGGCGATGTAATGATAAATTTTAGTTCATTTCTTACAGAGGACAAGGGTGGAAAGAACCTACACCTAGAACATATTGAGGATGAAATCCTTAACTATGGTATTTCTGGTGGACGGGCTTCAATTAACTTTGTTCGCTCTCTACGAGATATGCTTGCTGGTGCATCACGTTCATCAATAGACATGACTGTAAAGTGGGATGGAGCTCCTGCAATATTTGCTGGTATTGACCCTGCCGATGGTAAGTTTTTTGTTGCAAAGAAATCAGTATTCAATATAGAACCAAAACTCTATAAGTCAAATGCAGAGATTGATGCAGATGGATTATCTGGTGCATTGAATAGCAAATTCAAAGTTGCACTTGCAGAGTTTTCTAAGTTGGGTATTACAGATGTTCTTCAAGGTGACTTGATGTTTACTGATGATGTATCTACAGAAACTATTGATGGTAAGAGTTTTCTTACATTCCAACCCAACACTATTGTATACGCAGTAGATGTAAATTCGGATTTGGGTAAGAAAATTGAAAATGCAAAGATTGGTGTCGTATGGCACACAACATACAAGGGTGCAGAACTACAGGATATGAAAGCATCATTCGGTGCAAACATTAGTGGACTGCAATCTCCATCAACAGTATGGATGGATGATGCGACATACAAAGATGTATCTGGTAAAGCCACAATGACTGAAAAGGAAACATCTGCTGTGACAGCATCTTTATCATCTGCTGGTACAACATTCAGAAAGATTAATTCCACCCTGTTAACATCCTTTATGAATATACAAAATACATTCACTGGAAACTTATCTGGAGCCTCTCTCAAGACTTACAATAATAGTAAGGTAAGAAAGGGGGAGACTATTAAGAATCCATCTGCTCATGCAAAGGGGTACTTAAAATGGGTAGAAGATGCATTTCAAAAGAATATAGACAAACTCAAGACCCCTGCTCGTAAACAGGACTTGGAAAAAAAGAAAAAAGAAACTGTTCGTGAACTTGCAAAACACACGAAGAATTTGACTAGTATTATTGAGTTTCAGAACCACATTGTAGATGCAAAGATGGGGGTCGTAAAGAAACTAAATACTGTTAAGAGCATTGGAACTTTCATCAAAACCGCCAATGGGTTCAAAGTTGTAAACCCAGAAGGATATGTTGCAATTGATAGAGTTACAGGTGGTGCAGTTAAACTGGTGGATAGAATGGAATTTAGTTTCAATAACTTTACTGCAATAAAGGCATGGGATAAATGATAAAGTTTTCAGAAATAAGAGAAGCTCGTGGTGACACTTGTGTATTTACCTTTGGTAGATTCAACCCACCAACGACAGGACACGAAAAACTATTAGATGCTGTTGCGGCACAGGTAAAGAAAAATCCTGGCGCACCCTATTATGTATTTGCGTCACACTCTGAAAACCCAAAGAAAGACCCTCTTCCATATGTAAAGAAGGTTGCATATATGAAGAAGATGTTCCCAAAACACGCAAGGAACATTGTCGTAGATAAGGCTAGAAATGTATTTGAGATTGCAGTCTCATTACACAATAAAGGACACAAGGCAATCGTAATGGTTGTTGGTTCAGACAGAGTTGCAGAGTTTGATAAACTACTGAATACCTATAATGGTGTAGAAGCAAAACATGGTTTCTATGGTTTTGACAACATCGAAGTAGTATCTGCTGGAGAAAGAGACCCAGACGCAGAAGGTGTTGCCGGAATGTCTGCATCTAAGATGAGAGCCGCAGCATCTGCTGATGACTTTGACCAGTTCAAACTTGGTTTACCTAATGGTTTCAAACAGGGTATGTCTCTATTCAAAGATGTTCGTAAGTACATGGGTATTCGTGAATCATTTATTACGCACCAAGTACAACAGACAGAAGAAGATGTGATTCGTGACTTGTATGTTGAAGGTAAAATCTTTACTATTGGTGAAGAAGTAACAGATACTTACAGTGGAGTAACAGGAAAGATTATTCGCAGAGGAACAAACTACGTTACTTTTGTAACAGAGGATGGCACATCATTCAAGAAGTGGTTGTATGAACTAGAACTAGCAGAAGATTGCTGGCCAGGATTTAAACAAGTTGGTATGAAAAAGAAGAACGGTAAAGACGTACCGAATTGCGTACCAGTTGGTGAAAAACAAGACAAGGACATTGATGATAAGAAGGGAACACAGCCTGCCAAGTATTTTGCAAAAGATGCTGAGGGTGATGAAATGGCAAAGTCTACAAAGGACAAGAGAGATGCTCATTTCAAAAAACAAGCGAAAAAGGATGACGATACTAAATCTGCATACAAACCAGCGCCAGGCGATGCATCTGCAAAAACTAAACCATCAAAGTATACAAACAAGATGAAGAAGATGTTCCCAGACTTGTACAAAGAGATGGTAGATGAGAGTGCAACAAAGTCACTACAGAAGAAGGCAGATGCCTCTGGTATTTCTCTTGGTATTCTGAAGAAGGTATTCGATAGAGGTATGGCTGCATGGAAGGGTGGACATCGCCCAGGCACAACTGCTGTTCAGTGGGGCCATGCAAGAGTAAACTCTTTTATCTCAGGCGGTAAGACAAGAACTACTGGTGATGCAGATTTGTGGAAACAACACAAGGGTAAGAAAGAGACTTATGAGATTGGTAAAGACTATGCAGACCATACTCGTAAGATTACACCGTTTCAAGAACACAGTTCATGTTGCGATGACTGTGCAGAAGAATCTAATCTAATTGAATCTAATGTATATCGTGTAGGTTCAGAAAAGTATTATGAGTTCTTCCAAGAGAAAAGAGATGAATATAATATTGGAGTTTACACCCCAACAGGTTTTGATAAAGAACTGATGGAAGGTGATATTGGAAAGTATGATATGTATCAAGGAAACCATGTTCCACTTGATTGTCCTATGATTGAAGAAAAAGATGTGGAACTAAACAAACCTAAAGTCGGTGGGCCTAAGAAGTACTATGTGTATGTCAAAGACCCAAAGACAGGTAATGTTAAGAAGGTTACATTCGGAGATACGAGTGGACTGAAGGTTAAGTTGGATGATAAAGAGGCAAGAAAAAGTTTTGCCGCTCGTCATAACTGTGACCAACAAACAGACAGAACCAAGGCTGGATATTGGAGTTGTAATCTTCCAAAATATGCCAAACAACTTGGTTTGAGTGGGGGAGGCAATTTCTTTTGGTAAAACCTTATACTGAATCTTATGACAACGGTTTGATTATCAGAGAGTTTAAAGAGGATGTTGACAGTGAAGAACTGGTATGGCATAGAGACAAAAGAACAAGAGAGATAACAATTTTAGAGGGTAGGGGTTGGCAATTACAACTAGACAATCAATTACCTAAAGAATTACAACAAGGACTTTTATACACCATCCCAAAGATGGAGTATCACAGATTAATAAAAGGTACAGGGAAACTTGTCGTAAAAATATGGGAAGAAACACATGACTAGATATACAAAAACTATGACAGAGGCCCTGCAAGAGATTCGTGAGGGGTTCTCATCAAAACAAATTAAAATGGCAATCGGTGTTGCATCAGATAAAAGATATGCTGGTGGAAACATGACAGGTGCAGTGGACGCTATTGAGAAAATCAAAAAAGGATTGTCTGACCATCCTCAAGTCGCCGCAGTTCTGAAAAGACAGAATGAAGATCTGGAAGAAGAACTAGAACTTACTGAAGCAAAAATATCTAAAGAACTTGCAATTAAAATTTTGTCAATGAGGAAGGATAAAAAGTTTGTAAAGGTTTCTGGTGATTTTGTTCCAAAAATTTATTTGAGTGGCAACGATAAAGATGCATTAAAAAAAGAATTTGGAAAACTGCCTAGAGGACTACCTAGCGCAACATCTGGTATGTCAGTTGTATCAATGATTAACTATGCACTTGGTAGTAAAGATGGTCGTGACCCAATTGACACAGAGGACGGCGACAGTCAATCACCAAAATTAATTAGTTGGAATAAAGGTGGTAAAGTTATTGGTAAACCAAGAACTGTAGGTGACGCAGTTAAAATTGCTGGTGTTAGAATGGAAAGTGTTGAAAGTGCTGAACTTGATGAAGGTAAGATGAAAGACCGTCTAATGAAGGCACAAGACCTCATGGGCCCATCTAAAAATAGAGAACAGGGTATCGAATTTGTGATGAAAGGTTTAAAGGTTTCAGAGAAGGAAGCAACTAAACTTGTTGATGCAGTTCTAGATATGGTTATGAATAATGAAGTTGAAATTGATGAAATGAAAATGAATGACCCTAAGTTGAATAAAATATTCGACAAACTCAAAAAGGGTGATACTGTCAAACTCAAGACAAGTTCTACTATCAATCAAGGTAAAGACTTTGTAGAGTATATTGTGAAATCAAAGAACACAGTAAACAAAGGCAGAGTTGAAAAGATTACTCTTGTTACTAAAGGTAATGAGAAGGCAGTCAAGAAGTTCCTATACAAGAGAGATGGCCAAGTAACATTTGCTATCGGTGATATGGGTGCATCTATTGATGATATCAAAGAAGAAAATCTTGATGAAGGTAAGGCTTATAAGTTTGCCGCTGTAGATAAAAAAGGATTGGTTATTGGATTTGCGTCTGACGAAAAAGATGCAAAGGATATGGCAAGAAGAAACAAGGGTAGAGTTGTTACTCTAACAAAACCTCTTCCAGATAACAAGAAGAGTGACATGATGGTTAATCGACCATTGCCAGACAAGATGGACAAGTTCCCAACCAATACGAGTGCAACTCAAGGTAAACGTATGGGTGAAGAAGATGAAAAGAAAATGGACAAACCAGATTCTGCTAAAGAGGTAGAACAGGGGCGTGATGATAAGAAGAAAACTCGTATCGCTCAGTTGCAGTTGCAAATTGCAAAGGCAACAGAAACAATTAATAAACTAAACACACAGGAGAAACCAAATGCCTAAGTATTTGAAAACCAAAGAAGGTAGTCTTGAAAGTGCAGTGGAAGCGGTTTCTACTGCACAACAGGCTGCAATCGCAATATCAAAAAAAGAAAAAGCAGGGAAACCTGGCTATGATAAAGAAGGCAAATCATTGAAAGATGATATGACTACAGAGGACAAAGAAGCATATGAGAAGTTCTTCAAGTCTGCACTGAAGAAGTTTGGTGTTGACAGTCCTGCTGACTTCAAATCTGATGAAGAGAAAAAGAAGTTCTTTGATTACGTTGACAAGAACTACAAGGGTGAAAACGAAAAGGCTGAAGAAGTCAAAGAAGAAACTCTTGCAATGAAAACAGCAAAACACATTTCTGATATGTGGGCTGAAGCTTCATCAAAGAAAGATGTTAAGTCTGAAGAAGATGAAGATGAAGATGAGAAAAAAGAAGATGGTAAAACTATGACAGGTAAACCCATGTCAAAGGTTGATACTAAGGTTGTAGAGAAGGACTAATCATGCGTAATCTTGTGGAACTCACAAAGATAAATGAAGCAGAGCTTCCACAAATATATTGTGACATGGATCAAGTTCTTTGTGACTTCATTGGTGGTTATGAACAACTTACTGGTTTACAGTTTGCGAAAACCGATAAAGATGAGCGGTGGAATGCAATCACAGGGAAGAAAGATTTCTGGGCAACTCTTAATTGGATGCCTGGCGCTAAAGTAATGTGGAAGTTGATTAATAAATATAATGCAAATATTTTGTCTGCATATTCTAATAGAGATGGAAACAGTAGAAGGGGTAAGACACAATGGTTGTCTAAGAATGCCAAACCTACTGGTAAAACACATCTTGTTCTGAGAGCAGATAAACAAAAGTATGCCATGACTGACGGTAAACCTAATATCTTGATTGATGATTATATCAAAAATATCAAGGAGTGGGAAGCCGCTGGTGGTATTGGGATTCATCATCTGAGTCCAACACAAACTATATCTCAATTGAAGAGATATGGATTTAGATAAATAGAAGAGATAAACTCTTAAATAAGGAGAAAGACTATGGCTCTATGGGG